CATCACAGAACCCTGATCTAGAATGGAATTATGTAGGGAAACAAAAGGTTAACCCTAATGTTAAGTCTATTACAGTAGGAGATGACTACATTTATTTTAGATTGGAGGAGAAGTAAAGTGAGTGTCATTGAAGGTAAAGTATGGGGTACTACAGAACCTATACTACAGTCACCATTCATAGAAGTACATAGAATTAAAGTAAATCTTGGTGGTTATTGTTCTCAACATAAACATCAATCCAAGAACAATGCATTCTATGTAGTCTCTGGTGAGTTAGAAATACAAAGATGGAAAGACTATGGCTTATGTGATAGCACACATCTGTTTGCTGGTGATACTTCCATTGTGCCAGCAGGGGAGATGCATAAGTTTATAGCTCATCAAAAGACAGAAGCCTTAGAGATATACTATTGTGAATTAAATCACAATGATATACAGAGAGAAAATGTAGGAGGTATATGATGGATATCATAACATTATTATTATTACTCTTCTTATAGGAGGACTTCAACATGAACATGGTGGATTTTATACTTGATCTATTGATAGCAATGTTTACTTGATGAAATTAATATTAACAACCTTGGTTGTAAGTTTCATTTTAATTTCAACAGCTAAAGCAGATGAGTTTGACTGTCTGGTTGAAGCTATCTACCATGAAGCGAGATCAGAAGACATGATACCTATGATAGCGGTAGCTAATGTAATACTTAATAGAGTAAAACATAAGAAGTTTCCAAATACTATTTGTGAAGTAGTACATCAAGGCAAGTATTGGAAAGACAATCCCATCAGGGATAAATGTCACTTCAGTTATTGGTGTGATGGAAAGCCCGAAAGGTTTACAGACATAGTAGGGTTAATAAAATCTATTAATGTTGCAGAAATGTCACTGAAAGGAATACAGATAGGGAAGACATCACAGGCTACACACTATCATGCCTACTATGTAACTCCAATGTGGGCTTTAAATTCTACCTTCAAAGTACTAGGACAATTAGGTACTCATATCTTTTATGTTGACAACTCTAATTAATTATGATATACTATGTAGTATCTTAATAGGAATTATACTATGTCTAAAACTATGGATTATAATTATATAAATACATTACTTAAACATGTTGAATTATTAAAGGATCAATTAGAAGATAGAGATAATACTATTAATAAACTTAGAAAAGAACTATCAATAGTAAAACAAACTGAAGCTAATAAAAAATGGATAGAGCTAGATGACTAAAAATTTATGGCAGAAAGATCGTCAACATTTATTTAGGGATCTTGTCAAGCAGTATGGTGAGGAAGGGTATACTCAGAAGGAAGCTAAGAAGCTCGCCAAGCAGGAGATAGATGAGATCATGGAAGATAAGGAAGACTTTGTAAGGAACATCTGGAAGGAGACTTATAGAGATGCCTAGATGGGAACTGATTCTTATTAAAGAGATGGGAAATATTGTGGTAAATACCTACCCAACCAAGAGACAGGCTGAGAAAGCAATGAAAGATAGGGATACTTTGTGTCGTCACATGGGATATGAACCAGACCTCACGTATAAGCTCAGAGAGGTGAAGGAGAAGCAATGAGTCAACAGTGGTTAGATAGAGGGGGTTGTCCTAGTTGTGGTTCCAGTGATGGTAACGTACCACACGCGGATGGACATTCCTATTGTTTCAGTTGTAATAAATATTTTAAATCAGGTATTGCAAAGGTCATTCCAATGGTTGAAAAACATTCAGGCGTTTCATACGGCTCTATGGTAGGAACAGTATCAGAGATTACTGACAGAAAGATTAGTAAGGAGACAGCAAGGAAATATAATACTCAGATAAAACAGACAGGCAACAGTATCAAGTATCATATCTATCAATACTATGACAAACATGGTAATCCTATAGCTAAAAAAATAAGGGAGGTAGAAACAAAAAGGTTCTGGTCTGAGGGAAACTTATCTGAAGCTGGTTTGTTTGGTCAGAACTTATTTAATCAGGCTGGAAAATACATTACAATCTGCGAAGGTGAGGTGGATGCCATGTCTGCCTATGAAATACTGGGTAGCAAGTGGCCTGTAGTTAGTATCAAGAATGGTGCGCCCAGTGCAGAGGAAAACTGTAAAAGATCTCTAGAATATCTAAGCAAATTTGAAAATGTGGTCTTGTGTTTTGATAATGATGAGCAGGGAAATGACGCGGCACAGAAGGTAGCACAATTGTTTGAACCTAACAAGTGCAGGATCATGTCTCTGGATCTTAAAGATCCCAATGAATATCTCAAGGCCGGACAGAAGGAAAAGTTTAGTCAGGCATGGTGGAATGCCAAGACCTACACACCAGCAGGGATTATAAATCTGGCAGATCTGGGAGACAGTCTATATGATGAGGACTTCTGTGAGACATGTCTTTATCCTTGGTCTAAACTGAATCATAAGACCTATGGCATGAGGACAGGGGAACTGGTGTGCTTTACCTCTGGTGCTGGCATGGGTAAGAGCAGTGTCATCAGGGAACTGATGCATCATATCATGAGTAGTACCAAGGATAACATTGGGTTGTTATGCATGGAGGAGAACACCAAGAACACAGCATTTAATATCATGTCGGTGGAAGCCAACGCTAGATTATATATCAAGGAAGTCAGGGAGAAATATTCCAAGGAAGAGATGAGAGAATGGCAGGACAAAACTATTAACAGTAAAAGATTTTATGCCTTCGATCATTTTGGATCTGTATCCAACGATGAGATACTGGACAGGGTAAGGTACATGGCTAAGGCTCTGGATTGTAAGTGGATATTTCTGGATCATCTCTCCATCTTGGTATCAGGGAATGAAGAGTTTGGGGATGAAAGAAAATCCATTGATGTTCTTATGACTAAGTTAAGATCTCTGGTGGAAGAGACAGGGATTGGTCTTCTACTTGTCTCTCATCTTCGTAGACCTTCTGGTGATAAAGGACATGAGGATGGCAGGGAAGTATCTCTCTCTCATCTGAGGGGATCAGCAAGCATTGCTCATCTGTCGGACAGTGTGATAGCTCTGGAACGTAATCAACAGGCAGAGGATGAACAACAAGCTAACACAACTACAGTCAGGGTACTGAAGAACAGGTACTCTGGTGACACTGGCATTGCCTGTTACTTGTACTATGACAGGGACACAGGTAGGATGTCTCAGGTTGACAATCCTTTTATGGAGGATGATGATGAGTAAAATTAAATTGAATAAGAAACAATTAGATTTTATATATGATTGGTCAGATTCTAGAGTAGGGATATATCATGAAAATTTAAATTGGATATTTGATGATGAGGAAACCTTTCCTGATATTACAGAAGTACAAGAAGATTATGATAGAGATCCCTACATGGATCCAGTATCAGGTAAACCAAAGTTATGGCTTCCCGAAGATTATGTTAAAGATTGGTACTTGCAAGCAATTGAAAGATGGAACTCAGGTCTTAGAACTATTCCTTTTAAAGATGGTATATTACCTAATAAGTGTTATGATGTTTGTCCCGAATGTAAAGGAGAAGGAGAAGTAGAAGAACAATGGTGTGATACATGTGATGCAACTGGCGAAGTTCTTAAAGAACGGGATGAAGTTATTAAAATTTTTAAATCCTATCTTATGGAGGATGATGATGCCGTATAAAGATCCAGACAAACAAAGAGAGTATCAAAGAAAATGGTTGCAACAAGAGAAGAGAAATAGACCTGACATTGCAACTCCAAGATTTTTTACATTTAGATACTCTAAACTGAAAGATAAAGCTAAAAATAAAGGATTAGCTTTTAATATAAATGCTGAATACTTATCTAAAATTTGGCCTGAAGATGGTATATGTCCTGCACTTAAAATTAAAATGAAGAAGGGACAGAGTAACGGTGGAGGATCATATAACTCTCCATCTATTGATAGAATTGTTCCTGAGTTAGGATATATAAAAGGTAATATTCATTGGGTATCTAAATTAGCTAATAATATTATGAGTAGTGCTACACCAGATCAGGTCATACAAGTTGGTGAATATTTTAAAAAGATAACAGAAGGGGTTGACAATGAAGAAAAAATCTGATATAAGAACATCATCAATCAATCAGATGACAGGATGGTTAGGCAAGAACATACCAGATTTAGAAGTCAAATCAGACTGGCCTCGTCAAGACTTTGACATAGAAGGAATAGTTAACGGCAATGGGATTAAATCTTTTTATATGGTTGAGGTCAAGGATGGATGGGTAGGTACATGGCCTACAGAGTGGAAAGAATTAAGGATATCTTATAAGAATAAAAAGGTTCTTGATGTCTGGCAACAGAAGTATAAGGATGAACTACTTACATTTATTATTTTTAGTAAAGACTTAAAGAAAGCATGGCATGTACCAGCAGATATTGTTTTGAATGCTGAAGCAAAGGAAATTAATAACACTAATAAATTATTCTTTCGTATTGATGTTAGAGATGTTTATCAAACGGATATGACCTATGACAAAAGCAGTAGTTGATATTGAAACAGATGGTCTTAATGCTACAAAGATACATTGCATCGTAGCTAGGTGTTACGCCTCTGATAAGGAAAAGGTATGGGTTGGTGAAGAGTGTAATCAGTTTGCTGAATGGTCTAGACAAATAGATCAGTTCATCATGCATAATGGTATCAGCTTTGATGCTCCCATACTGAATAGGTTGACAGGTTCTAATATTAAATTGTCTCAGGTCAGGGATACTCTTATTGAATCTCAATTATATAATCCTATCAGAGAGGGAGGACATTCTCTGGAGTCATGGGGAGAAAGACTTAACTTTCCCAAGGGAAACATGACTGAGTTTAAAGACTACAGTCCAGAGATGTTGGAGTATTGCAAGAAGGATACAGAGTTAACCAGCAAGCTCGCCAAGACTATGGAAGAAGAAGGGAAGAAATTTTCCATACGCTCTTATGAAATGGAAAGAAAAGTCAGGGCTATTATAGATCAGCAACAGAAGAATGGGTTTGCATTTAATATAAGAGAAGGAATGCTTTTACTGGCTAGACTTGAAGATGAACAACATCAACTTGAAAAAGACGCGGAAGAAATGTTTGAGCCTGTCATCACCTACTCACCTGTTAAAAAGATACCCAAGAGTACGCCCTTTAATATTGCGAGCAGGAAGCAGATAGCTGAACGCTTAATGGAACTTGGTTGGAAGCCTGAACACTATACTGATAAAGAAAATGTTATTGTCTCTGAAGAAATATTATCCAAGATAGATATGAAGGAAGCTCAGATGTTCAGTAGATATTTTCTTCTACAGAAAAGAACAGGATTACTCAAGGCTTGGGTACAGGAATGTCAAGGGGATGAGAGGGTCAGAGGCAGCGTACTTACACTCAAGACCGTGACAGGCAGGATGGCTCATCACTCTCCCAACATGGCACAGGTGCCAGCTTCTTATTCTCCCTATGGAAAAGAATGCAGGGAACTATGGACAGTTTCCAATCCTGATACTCATGTCTTGGTAGGCACAGATGCCAGCGGTCTGGAGCTACGTTGTCTGGCTCACTACATGAATGATCCCAAGTTTACCAAGGAGGTTCTTACAGGGGATGTACACACAGCTAACATGAAGGCTGCTGGATTAACAGACAGGGATCAGGCTAAGACTTTCATCTATGCCTTTCTCTATGGAGCAGGACCAGCCAAGATTGGTAAGGTAGTGGGAGGTAATGCCAAGACAGGACAACAACTCACAGCTAAGTTTTTATCTAACATGCCCAAGCTTAAAACATTAAGAGATAATGTTACTGCGGCTGCTGAAGTAGGACCAATCAAGGCTCTTGATGGGAGAAACTTACATATAAGATCAACTCATGCTAGTCTTAATACTCTTCTTCAAGGGGCTGGAGCCATCGTATGTAAGCAGTGGTTGGTTCACATGGATGAACATATCAGAAAGACAGGAGTGGATGTCAAACTTGTAGCTTCAATACATGATGAGTATCAGTTTGAAGTAGCCAAGAAAGATGTGGAAAGATTTGGAAAGATAACTAAGGATGCCATGCTGGAGACAACCATGACACTGGATATGAAGTGTCCTCTTGACTGTGAATATAAGGTTGGGAACACATGGGCAGAGACACATTAATATGGGAGAACAGCAAGAGTTATTTAAGGATATCAAATCTATAGACACTTCTAATGGAACTAAAATTTGTAAAAAATGTAATGAAGAAACGGCAACAAATAGTTTTCACAGTGTTTACTATAGAAAGAATGGAACAGTTAGATATTCTAATGTTTGTGAAAGGTGTTCTAGAAAATCTAGAAACATTAGAAAAAAACTTAGGGAGATACATCCCTATCCTTCAAACAAGTATGTATGTCCAATATGTTTAACAAGACCAACACAGCAACAGGACATAAATATTATTTTAAAACATAATTCTTTTTGTATGGATCACGATCATGAGACAGGAGAATTTAGAGGATGGTTGTGTCATTTATGTAATGCTGCGCTTGGATGGTTTGAGGATGACACTAATCGATTAAGAAGGGCATTAAATTATTTAGAAAATTGTAAAAAAAGTGCTTGACATTTTTAAAAAAGTATGTTATACTTATTCAACAATCAGAAAAGGAAAGATATGACACCCATGAATAGGGGAATAGATATAAATACCACAGCCGAATGGCTCAATACGTCCAAGAGCTACTGTTACAGGCTGGTCAAATGGGGTGAACTTCAAACAGTCTCGACTAACCCCTTTAGCATCTTACCTCAATCCGTAATTGAGTTCATTGGGAAGAAGTACCCAAAGGTAATTGAAAAGAACTTCAGTCAACTAGATTATGAAATTAAACAGGATGGAAAATTAAGTGAGAACAAGAGAAGGGAGAAAAATCGGCAAAGAAAAATTTAAAACTTAAGTAACTATTTCATGTCACAACAGCGTGACGATTTTAAAGGAGAACATAAATGAACGATCCTATCTATATCACAGGCAAATGTCACTATGCTTGTATCGTTGAACCTAATACCAAGTTTGATCCTGTATGGTCAATTCAGGTTGAGGTTAATGACGACAATCGTGATACTATTGAAGCAGCTAAGTTGCCCATCAATAACAAGGGCGATGATCGCGGAGATTTTGTTACGATTAAACGTAAAGTAAACAGGGCTGATGGTACTGAACGCAAGGCTCCCTTTGTTAAAGATTCACAGAATAATTTGTGGAATGGGAAGATGATTGCCAACGGCAGTGTAGTTAATGTGAAGGCGGTTCCTTATGATTGGAACTATGCAGGTAAGTCTGGTGTTTCTGCTGACTTGGCTGCTGTTCAGGTAGTAGACTTTATCGAATACACCGGAAGTCAAGTAGAAGATTTTGATGTGGTTGAAGGTGGATATGTAAATACTGAAGCTCAAGAAATTCCCTTTGCTTCTTAACCCCTAAGGAGACTTGGAGGGTGGTAGACTACAGTTGGTTTATCGCCCTCCATTTTTTAATATGAAAAAAATTGATACTCTAGTTGAAGACATCTATAATTTATTTTCTTTTGATCCCATTGATATGAATGAGGAAGAGGTGGATAAACATATAGATACCTTTGGGGAAATGCTCAAGGTTCACATCAAAAAGTTTATGTATGAACAGCCCAGAGCTAATGGACATCTAAGATTGTCAGCTATTGGTAAACCTGACAGACAACTATGGTATGATATAAATACTACTACTTCTGAATCTTCTCTTACACCTAGTACAAGAATTAAATTTCTTTATGGATACATACTGGAAGAGTTATTACTTCTTTGTTCTTCCATTGCAGGTCACAAGGTAACAGATCAGCAGAAAGAAGTTGAGGTAGAGGGAGTAGTGGGACATCAGGATTCTTTTATTGATGATGTACTGGTGGATTGTAAGAGTGCTTCAGGAAAAAGCTTTCATAAATTTAAAAGTAATACCTTACTGGAAGACGATCCCTTTGGTTATATAGATCAGATCTCTGCCTATGCTGAAGCAAACGGAGTTAACAGGGCGGCTTTTCTAGTTATAGATAAATCTACAGGGGAGATATGTCTTACTCCAGTTCATTCAATGGAGATGATTAATGCAGGTGAAAGAGTTAAGCATCTTAAAAAGATGGTTGTCAGTGATATTGTTCCTGATAGGTGTTATGCTCCTGTACCTGATGGGAAGTCTGGTAATCTTAAGCTTCATTTTGGTTGTATGTATTGTGGGCATAAGAGAGAGTGTTGGAAGGATGCCAATCAAGGACGCGGTATCAGGGTGTTTCAGTATGCGAAAGGTAAAAGGTATTTGGTACAGGTTAATAAAGAGCCTGAAGTTTCTGAGATAGTAGCATGGTAAGTAATGCACTGGGTATTTAAAACAACTCCTGATCTATCTCAGTTTGGATTTGTTTATATTATAACTAATTTAAAAACAAACAAAGCTTATATAGGATGTAAACAATATTCTAATTATAAGAAGAGAAAAAAGAAATCAGAATCAAACTGGAAATCATATATGGGATCAAGCAAACATCTTCTGGAAGATATAAAAAAGATTGGTAAAAAGAATTTTAAATTTGAAATTATTGGAGAGTTCAAGAACAAGAGAAGCCTGAGATATTATGAATGTTATTACCAAATGAAATACAATGTCTTGACTGAAACTCTGGAAGGAACAGATGAACCATCTTTCTATAATAACTATGTAGGTGGAAAGTTTTTCAGACCAGTTCAAAAAAGTAATCATGTTGACTGAGGTTTCTGTAGATTCCCTTTATGAGCTTACTGAAAAAGATGCACATAAAAGTTTATATCTTGCAGTAGTTATTCAGGCTTTACTAGACATAACTAAGCCTGAGGTGGAGGGAGAAGACAATGAAATAAAAATTCAAAGAGATCAGGCACACGCATGGGTCTTTGCTTCAGTTGGTGTTACATGTGATGATTTTGAAACTGTGTGTCACTATGCTGGTCTGGAACCACAAAAGATCAGAAGTTTTGCATGTGAAGTTATTGTATCAGGAGATGTAGAAAATGTCAGAAGAAGATTTAGTTCCATTATCTACTAAAATAAATCCACTTGACGTACAGGTAGGAGGAGATCACTACAAAGATTGTGCTATACAACCTACAGTTTATTCTCATTATAATAATTTAAATACATGCGAATCTAACATTGTAAAATATATAACCAGACATAATAAGAAAGGAGAAGGTAAGGAAGACATACTAAAAGTAATACACTATGCACAACTGCTTTTAGAATTAGAGTATCCAGAGGAAGACAAGCAACAAGATCTGTTTAATGATCTAATAGATAGGGGTAAACATGTTCAAATCAAATCGTAATCCACAATTCAGATCCAAGTTTAGTGAGGACATCTTCTATACCAAGTATTCTCATGAAGGAGCAGAGACTTTTCATGAGTTAGCCTGTACACTGGTAGAGGATGTATGTCAAAACAATCTAAGTAAAGATGAGAAGGAGGCGTTGATAGATCACATCTCCAATCTCAGGTTCTTACCGGGAGGTAGGTATCTCTACTATGCTGGCAGGGAAAAGAAGTTCTTTAATAACTGTTATCTTCTTAAAGCAGAGGAAGATACTAGAGAAGATTGGGCTAACTTATCTTGGAAGTCTGAGTCTTGTCTGATGACAGGCGGTGGCATTGGTGTAGACTATTCTACCTACAGACCAGAGGGACAAACCTTGAAAGGTACTGGCGGTATTTCCAGTGGTCCTCTACCCAAGATGGAGATGATTAACTCCATAGGTCAGAAGGTAATGCAGGGTGGTAGTCGTAGGTCTGCTATCTATGCTTCTCTAAATTGGAAGCATGATGATGTAGACAAGTTTCTTACAGCCAAGAACTGGTTTGATATGCCAGTAGGAAAAACAGGTAAGACTTTGTTTGATATTAAACAAGATGACTTTAACTTTCCTGCACCTCTGGATATGACTAACATCAGTGTCAACTATGATACTGAATGGTTATTAAACTATTGGGAGAAGGGAGATCTGGGACATGTCTTTAAGACTAATGTACATCAGGCTCTTAAAACAGGTGAACCGGGGTTCTCATTTAACTTCTTTGAAAAAGAAAATGAAACCTTACGCAATGCTTGTACTGAAGTTACAAGTGAAGATGATAGTGACGTATGTAATCTGGGCAGTCTCAATTTTGCTCGCATTGATGATCTTAATCAGTTGCAAGAAGTTGTACAACTTGCCACAAAATTTCTATTGTGCGGCACACTCAGAGCAGCACTCCCCTACGAGAAAGTGTATGAGGTTAGAAATTCAAATAGACGTTTAGGACTTGGCTTGATGGGTCTTCATGAGTGGTTGATACAACGTGGACATAAGTATGAGACTACACCAGAGTTGCATAGGTGGTTCAAGGTATATGAAGCTGAGTCAGATAAAGTAGCTAGAGCTTTTGCCAACACACTCAACATCTCTATACCTGTAGCTGTTAGAGCCATAGCTCCTACTGGTACGATAGGGATACTGGGAGGTACATCTACTGGGGTTGAGCCTATCTTTGCTGTAGCTTATAAGAGAAGGTATCTGAAGAACAAGAGATGGCACTACCAGTATGTAGTTGATAGTGCTGCTCAAGAGATGATTGAACTTTATGGTGTTAAACCTGAGAGTATTGAGTCTGCTCTTGATCTGGTAACTAACTATGAAAGGAGATTAAACTTTCAAGCTAATGTTCAAGAGTATGTAGATATGTCTATCTCTTCTACAATTAATTTACCAGCATGGGATACGGAAGATAACAATGAAGGAAAGGTAGAGGACTTTTCTCAGACCTTGGCTAAGTATGCTCACAGATTAAGAGGTTTCACTTGTTATCCTGATGGGTGTAGAGGAGGACAGCCTTTAACTAAGGTTCTTTATAGTGAAGCTATCGAAAAACTTGGTGAAGAATTTGAAGATAATGTACAGCCTCATGATATTTGTGAGATCACTGGATCAGGTGGAACTTGTGGAGTTTGACAATGAAAGAGATAGCAATAAAAAAGGAATGGATTGAAGAAGCCAACCACAAGTCTGAAGAGATGGGAAAATTAAATAATTCTATAACTCATGGTAAAGGAAATATCAGTGGCTTTCTAGGAGAAATCATGACATTACATTCTCTTTCAGAAGGAGAGATATATAACACATATGATTTTGATATTTTATATAAGGATAAAAAACTGGATGTCAAAACAAAAAGAACAGGGGTAGTTCCCAAAGACTACTATGATTGTTCTGTAGCAACCTACAATACTAAACAAAAATGTAGTCACTATATTTTTACAAGGATTTTAAATGATCTTTCCAAGGGATGGGTCTTGGGATGGATGCCTAAAGAAGATTACTTTAATAAGGCTCGCCTTCTAAAAAAGGGGGAACAGGATGGGGACAATGGCTTTATTGTTAAAGCAGATTGTTATAATCTTCCCATAAATAAATTACATCCTATTGAAATTTTAAAATAAAGACTTGTCAAATAGATAAAAGTGTAGTATAATATACATATATAGAATGCCAATAGTGGGTTCTATAAACTCTTGCTTAATAAGGAGAATGCTATGAATGTAAGACTAGAAGGTGATTGGAAGTTTCTTAACACACCCTCTCTACTGAATTTTGAGAGAAGGGCTATAGGTTATGACAGGTTGTTTAAAAGAATAATAGATATGCCTGAGAACGATAACCAAAGTTATCCTCCTCATAATCTAATTAAGGAATCAGACACGGAGTTCAAGATTGAATTAGCTTTAGCTGGCTTTACAAAGAAAGAAGTTAAAGTGGTTCAGGAAGAACAAAGATTAACCATAAGTGGAAACAACTCTGAAAAGGAGGGCAACGAAAACATTCTACATAAAGGCATAGCAAGTAGAGCTTTTACAAAGACGTTTGATCTTGCTGAGAATATCGAAGTCACAGAAGCATCGTTTGAAAATGGGATGGTTATCATCAAGCTCAGACAGGATATTCCAGAAGATAAAATGCCGAAACTTATTGAATTTAAATAAGGAGATGGGAGGGCATTCATTGAGTGCCTTCCCTTTTTATAGGAGATTATAATGAAAAAGAAATTAATGGGGGATGACTATGAAGAACCCCCTAGTTCGAGAAGCAGGTAAGTGGATGTTTAGAGGATATATTGTTTGGTCTATATGTGCTGATCTGTCTCTCATTGGTGGTTTAGTTTACCTAGTTTTGAAACACATGTAAGGAATATATTATGAAATATATATTAATAATATTTTTAGTATTTTTAGTAAGCTCTACTAGTATGGCAAACGAAGACACCTCTCAGGAAACATGGAAAGATATTAATGAGGTATTAGTTTCTCCTGTTTCTTGTAATGATACATGGATAGATATAGTAAGAATATTAGAAGGTCAATGTGAAAACGATATGCCTCAAGGAGATTAATGTGAGAAAAGATGAAAAAATAA